TACGGGAACTGCTGGTGGCGGTGGCGGCGGTGCTGGCCAAGGCTGGTCCGCAAGCGCTGGCGGAACTGGCGGAACAAACACATTCGGTGGTGCTGCAAACTCCGGTAGTTCATCAACAAACTCAGCATTTGGCAATGGCGGCTTCGCCACAAACGTTGGTGGCGGCGCAGGTGGTAACGGTGGTGGACTCGGTGTTACGGGAACTGCTGGTGAAACACTGGACGGCACAACACCAGGTGGTGCAGGTGGACAGCCAGGCGCTTGTGTGTCCGCGGGTGCATCATTGATCACATGGACAGCAACGGGTGCACGGTTTGGAGCATTGTTATAACGATTGGTCTGTTTGACTAGTTGACTTATAAATAAAGATGTGGGATTATGTCGTTCGGCATTATCCCATTTTAAGGCTGAGAGGCAGCCTCGATTTAGGGTAGTCCTGAAACCTCTGTTGTATTAGTAGACAATTTTGTATACAATAGACAACGCTTAGACATGTTAACAGACAAGGAGAAAATTATGTCAAAGAAAATGTCCCTCGCCGCTCTCAAAAGCGCATTCAGCAACGATTCCACCCCACGCGAAGGTGGTTCCAGCAACAACTACTATCCGTTCTGGGATATGCAAGTTGGTCAACGTTGCGTTATCCGTTTCCTCCCCGACCTTAACGAAAACAACCCACGTGGTTTCCTCGTCGAGAAAGTAACTCACACCCTGATGGTCAACGGTCAACGCCGTTCTGTCCCTTGCCTCGGCATGTATGAGGAAGACTGCCCTGTATGCAAAGTGTCGCAAGACTTCTACAAAGCAAAAGACGAAGTCAACGGCAAGAAATATTGGAAAAAGCGCCAATACATCGCTCAAGCACTGGTCGTAGAAGATCCGCTGCCCGCAAATGAAGACACTGGCGAGAACCACGAAGGCAAAGTTCGTGCCATCTCCCTCGGCTTCCAAATCTACAACATCATCAAAGAAGCATTCGGCTCTGACGAACTGGAAGGCGTGCCGTACGACTTCGAGGAAGGGTATGACTTCATCATCAAGAAGACTGAACAAGGTCAATACGCATCGTACGCTGTTGGTACAAAGTTTGCCAACAAGCAACGTGCTCTGACAAACGAGGAACTAGCCTCAGTTGAGTCTGGTATGATTGATCTCGCAACTCTGCTCCCCGCCAACCCAGGTGAAGATTGGGTCCGTGCTCGTCTAAACGCTGACCTGAACGGCGAAGAACTGGAAGAAGGCTCTGGCGCTCCTGTTCGCCGTAAGCCTGCGAGCGAAGAAGATGAAGAAGCTCCGGCACCTCGCCGCGCCGCTGCTGCTCCAGCAAAGCCTGCTGCTAAACCAGCTGCTAAACCAGCTGCAAAACCTGCTGCTACTGATGACGAAGATCCTCCGTTCGACGTTGACACCAAGCCTGCTGCTAAACCAGCCGCAAAGCCTGCTGCTAAACCAGCCGCAAAGCCTGCTGCCAGCGACGATGACACCAGCGTAGATGACATGCTGGCTGCTATCCGCGCACGCCGTGCTGGCAAGTAATCGTTTCTGACGATATCACCCCCTGCCTGTAGGCAGGGGCGTTTCTAATGGAGGACAATAATGGCTAAATCAAATAGCTTTCTTGACACATTCAAGAAAGACCTCGAGGGTATTGATGGTGTAGGAACATCGTCACAGCCTCCTCGTTACTGGTATTCTTTTGGTAACTACGTGCTAAACAAGATTATGTCTGGTAGCTTCTACAAAGGCGTTCCGCAAGGTAGGATTACATCGATTGCTGGTTCGTCTGGTGCTGGTAAATCGTTTATTGCAGCAAACCTCGTCAAGTCTGCACAAGATGCTGGCGCCATCTGTCTTGTTGTTGACTCAGAAAACGCTCTTGACGATGAGTTCATGGGCAAAATCGGTGTGGATGTCAACGGCGGCTACTTCTACGCTGCTGTTACAACAATCCCGCAAGTGACAAAGGTTATCTCTTCGTTTCTGAAAGGATACAAAGCAGAGCACGGAACAGCAGAAGATGCTCCGCAAGCGTTTATTCTGATTGACTCGCTTGATATGTTACTGACTGAGACCGAACTCGAGCACTACGACAAAGGCAACCAGAAAGGTGACCAAGGTCAGCGCAACAAGCAGCTGAAACAAATGCTGCGAACTTTCGTTCAGGACGTCAAGCCGCTGAACGTCACTTTGGTGTTCACCTCACAGGTGTATAAGAACCAAGACGTGACAAACGGTGAAGGTTTGTGGATCGTTTCTGATGCTGTGAAGTATTCTGCATCGCAGATCATTATGGTGTCCAAACTGAAGCTGAAAGAAGATTCAGAGGTCGTTGGTATCCGAATGAAGTGCGAAGGGTACAAAACACGATTCACCAAGCCGTTTCAGACGGTTACTGTTGAAGTTCCGTACGATCGTGGGATGGACCCATTGTCCGGTCTCAAGGATGTTGCTGTTGCTCTCGGTGTGCTTGAGAAGCGCGGTTCACGACTAGCTTTTGCTGGTTCCAGTGAAACGTTCTTTGAGAAGGACATGGCTCAACACGCGGTTGAGATCATTAAGCGATGTGAAGAGCAAGGTGCTGACAGCCGCTTGGTTGTTAGCGATGATGCTGAAGTCGATGCTGCTGACTTTGAAGGCAACTCAGCAAAGTCACGCCGCAAAGCAAAGGTAACCGCAGAAGCGGAATAAGGACGGGTAATGGACGATCATATCGACGAGATTGAGTACGACGAAGACACACTGAAACTGAAGCAGTTGTTTTACGATCGTGATGACGCATACACAACAGCGACGCAAACGATTGTTGATATGATCGGTCCAACAGTTCTTGAAGCAATGTACGAGTTGTTCCAAGTTCCTGTTGAACAAGTAAAGTGGCTTGATTTTCAATCAACGGACAACCTGTTGATTGTTGTCTGTGCAATCCAGTATAATCCATCAAAAGGAACACCGCAGTTCATTCAGAATGTTCAGTCCAATCGGACTGAACACAACGGTCTTGTTTCACAGACGTTTCGTCTCGGCGTACCGTTCGAGGTTGTGCTGTCAACTTCTGAAAACGTCCTTAACTTCTTGACAGCATTGGTGGCTAGTCACAAAAACGGCGGGCCAACTTTGATCCAAGAAATGATGAGTGATGTTGAAGAGCAAGATAAAAAGCCACAACACGATGAACCATCTCCTGTTAAGTTAACGCCTTTACAGACACAACAACTTCTGATGTTCCAACACCAAACAAAAGGAAAAGTACATTGAGTCGGATTGCTGATTTAGGCAAAAACTTTGAGCGTCTGCCTGGGCTGCTTACTGAATATGATGAACACCTTGCTTTAGCGCCCGAACGGATCGCTATCAAGGGAAAAATCATCGAGGAAGCACTAAAAGAACAGGCCGCTTGGCCTGTTTTCTATGATGAAAAGCGCAGGGAGTTGAACACGTTAGTCAAGTATATGGACTCGCGTGTTGATGCCACGCGTGGCAAACTGTACCGTGAATACACAGAGAACTACTCACGCGATCTTCCTGACCGAACGAAAGACAAGTACATTGACAACGAAGAGGCGTTTCTGAAGATCCATGAGCTGTATCTCGAAATCTACGAGCTAGCGGAAAAATATGAGGCAGTTGTCGAAGCATTCAAGGTCAGGGGATTTGCTCTTCGTGATATTACCGTGCTGCGTGTCAACTCACTGCATGATGGATCGCTATGATCAAATATGGATTGTTCTATATCGCTTGTTTGTGGATATTGATTACTAACCCGCTGGTCAGTTGGATAAACGCCACCCGCGCAGCGTGGAAAAGTAAAAGAGCGAGGCGGGTACTGAACAAATATTATGAGAAAACACTGCGATGATAGGCAAAGTTAAACTACGAATATTGGACGAGGTATCGTGCATCTTTGTTGGTCTTCACGGAGATCACATCACAAAGCTGTATGAGCAGTTTGGTGTGCACGTCCCTGGCTATTTCTTCCAACCGTTGTTTAAGCTCGGACGGTGGGATGGCAAAGTGCGGTATTTTCAGAACACAGGGAAGACTTACATCTATTTGCTCGAGCAGATCCTGCCTAAGGTCAAGAACTGGGGCTATCAGGTCGAGATTGAGGATCTCAGAACAGTCAGTGTTGTCTATCCGGACCCGATCGACGTTAACCTGTTCTCGCACATCAACCACGCTGAGACAGGCAAACCGACTGTCCTCCGCGAACACCAAGCAGAAGCTGTTAACGCGCTAATCAACAACGGACACGGCGTTGTTATTGCTGCTACTGGCGCTGGCAAGACGATCCTGTGTGCATCGCTATGCCACGTCTATGGCCAACACGGAATCAAGACGATCACGATCGTTCCAAGCCAGGACTTAATCAAGCAGACGAAAGCTGACTACATCACGTATCTTGGTGCTGAAAACGTTGGTGAATACAGCGGCACAAAGAAGGACACGGACAAACAGCACGTCGTCTCGACGTGGCAAGCACTGAAGAACAACCCGAAGATTGTTCAGATGTTCCAGATGGTGATCGTTGACGAATGCCACGGACTGAAAGGTGCACAGCTGTCAAAAATCCTGACCGATCACTGCTCGAAGATCCCGTACCGTTTCGGTGTGACGGGAACGCTGCCGAAAGAACCTGCCGACCAGCTTGCGGTTAACGTTGCTGTTGGCGATGTAAAATACACCGTTAACGCTGCTGATTTGATCGATAAAGGGATCCTTTCTCGTCTTCACATCAATGTGCTGCAAATGGAAGAGGATCTCGAAGCAGAATATAAGCAGTTCTGTGCAAATGAGGTCGGGTTTGGTGAGAAGCCACCAACGTACATCCAGTTTAAGGATGGATATTTCCCTGACTTCACAGCAGAGAAGAACTATCTGCAAAAGAACACGGACAGGATTGATTGGATCGCTACACTGATCGAACAGAAGCGCGATGAGCGTAAGGGCAACGTGCTGTGCCTTGTTGATAACATTGCGTTCGGTCGCAAGCTGGCAAAGCTGATTGAAGGTGCGATCTTCGTTAACGGTCAGGACGTCAAGCAGAAAGACCGTAAAGGGATCTATGATATGTTCAAGGACAAGGACGATCTCGTTGTTATTGCTACTGTTCACATTGCTGGCACAGGGCTGAGTATCAATAGGATCTTCAACCTGTTCCTCGTCGATGCTGGCAAGTCGTTCATACGCGTGATCCAGGCGATCGGCCGTGGCCTTCGTATGGCAAACGACAAAGATTTCGTCAACGTTTACGACATCTGTAGCGATTTGAAATACAGCAAACGACACACAACAGAACGGCTAGCGTTTTATCGTGAGGCTCACTATCCTCACAAAAAGCACAAGGTGAAATATGGTGGTTGACCACCGTCTGCGTTTGATGTATAATGCAACACAAACTAACCGCACTGGATTAAAAATTGCTGATATTTGATAACAACTCACAGCCACTAATCCTAGACAGCATCTACACTCCAATCGTGTCTGACCATTTTTGGGTGCTAGATTTGTCTATGATGGATTTTACACTTGCTCCCCTCAACGTGCTGGAGGAGGTCGTTTGCCCAACCGTCGTCCTTCGCGTTGAAGGGTTTGAATTTCCTGTCCCTGCAAGTTGGAATATCCTCGTTTACGATACAGACACAGCACAACTCGACACTGTCGAACTTGCCGAGGCAGGAGGAAGAGAATTTACTGCAATGGTGTACGGACCACAGATGTCTATGCCTTCTGCAGGCCGCGTATCTGTAGTTGACTATTTCATTGAGCACAAGAACGTCAACCCAGCACTGAACAAACACCAGATGCTGTGTCATCCGATCGGTCCCAGCGCGTGGGTTAACATTTCGCCTACAGATGTGTATGCAAAATATCTGAAAGACGCCATTGTCGGTGACTTGATCAACTACTAACAGGAGAATAAGATGTCAGAACAGAAAATAATCACTGTAAAAGAATTCAAAATGTGGCTCGAGGGCGTCGAAGAGATGCAGGAAGAAAACTGGACGCCTGACGCCCGACAGTGGACCCGTATCCGCGAAAAGATCAACAACATTGCTGAAGTTGATGGTGGTCCTACATACAGTCTGCCGCCCCGCCCACAAGCGGTACGAGAAGTAGAACAACCAGTGTACAATCAACCCGCTCTACGCGCGATTCCTGCCGGCCCGAGTATGATGCCTCCACGAATGGTAGCGCCATCTCAGCTCAGAGGACCGATTGCTACAGGCTCAGGCCAAACACCCGTGAAGACGCCAGACGTTGATACACAAAGTAAGCCATACGAGAGCTCCTTTGCTTAACACTCAGCTAAACAACCGAACACTTTGGTTTGACGGCGACTCGTCTTTTGACCCTTCGCTGTTATCAAAAGTTGTTCGGATGTATGATGTCAAGTACGTTGATCACATTGATGATACCGTGCGATTGTACAATCGCAACGTATCTAAAGAGCAGGAGCTGTCTGTAAAAACACAATGCGCTCCGTTGAACTTCGAGTGGAACATACCTGACGAATACAAAACGCTTGACGTTGTTCAGTACATTTCAGAGAAGCACCTACTGGTTACAGTAGGGCTAGATGTGCAAGAATGCGACGAACGAGACGCTCGTTTAGCACAGGAATTGATCCTGTACAAGAAAAAAAATCTGTTTGATGTTTTACGGACGGTGATTTACATCATAAATAACCTAACGGCTAGTAATGTCGTCTGGGGTGTCGGGCGAGGATCAAGTGTTTCGTCATACGTCCTCTATGTGATCGGTGTTCACGACATTGATAGTTATATGTACGACCTCGATATCAAAGACTTCATAAGCGAATAACAGGAGAACCAAATGGCTAAACAAGTACGATCGGCAAGAGGGGAATTGGTTGACTTTGACCTATTGCGGATCAAAGAGAACCTCGGCTCTGCTCCAAAGGCATCCACCGTCAAGGCCCGCGAAGATTTCATTGACAACAAATTTAAGCGACGTCTTCGCAGAATGGCAGAAGCGGCGCAAACAAACACAATTCAGACGCCGACGGCAGCATCTACTGAAGAAATGGTAGAAGAACCTGTCGTTGCACCCAAGAAGAAGATTGTTAAACCAGCAGAATAACAAAATTTTGAGAGCATAACCATATGAACATCACAGCAATTCGCAACCATATCATCTTTCAGTTTCTTGATAACATTGACAACAAAGGACAATTCACACAAACGACTGCTTCTGGCATCTTTGTTGCTGGACACCACGAGTCCAGTGCTAAAGAGCCACGGTGGGCAAAAGTGCTGACTTGCGGACCTGATGTGTGTAGTGAACTAACACAGCCTGGTTGCGAGATTCTGATTGAGAACCTTCGTTGGACGGAGGGTGTGGTTGTTGCAGGCCGTAAGGTTTGGAGGACGGACGATAGTCAGGTTCTGGCCTATCGGTTTCCAGAATGAACACAACTTGACATACAATACCCCTCATATGTGAGGGTGGAGATCCTGTTATGATTTTTATCGCTTTATTGGTTTTGACGACGATGGCCCTCGCTGGTGCAGCAGGGTTTTTCGCTGTTGTTGGACTTGCTGCTATATTTAGCGGCACGTTCTGGTCCGTCGTCTTTATGGGTGGTGCCCTGGAAGCAGGTAAACTAATGGCTGCTTCATACCTTTACAGGTATTGGGAGCATACGAACATTTGGTTGAAAACATATCTGATGGCAGGCATTCTCGCTCTGATGTTGCTGACATCAGTTGGTATTTTTGGCTATCTCTCCGCGGGGTACCAAACCGATGTTCTCCCGCTGAAGCAAATGGAAGAACAAGTACAGATGCTCGAGCAAGAACGGACGCGTTTGGTGGACCGCAAGGTCCAGATTAACAACCAGATTGCTCAACTGCCTCCCCACTTCGTCTCTGGTCGCACACGTCTGATTCGCGAATTTAGAAGTGAACAAACTGCTCTGATAAACCGCATCGCTGAGCTAGACGCGCAGATTGTCGAGATGAGAGGTCAGTTCATTGAGAAGCAGGCTCACGTCGGACCGATCATATACATTGCTTCAGTATTCGGTCTTGATACTGATAACGCGACAAAATACATGATCTTCCTGATCATTTTCGCGTTCGATCCGATGGCGGTCGCTCTAACACTTGCTACAAACATTGCAATACGCCGTCGTGAAGAAGAGAAGGCCGCGCTGAAAAAACAACAAAAGCTGGAAGAAGAGCAAAAAGCCAAAGAACAGCGTGAGTTGGAACTGGCAGAAAAAGCTAAACGGGAAAGCGACAAAGCAGAAGCAGAGCGAGCAGCAGCCGCGGCGGCCCTGGCAACTGTTGCTGTCCCTGCTGTTGCTCGTCAGGAACCAGAGCCGCCGCAACAACCTGAACCAGTTTCTCGTGCGCAGGTGGTTTCGGCAGAAGTCAAACCAGAAACAGACGTGGAAGAAGTTGTTGAAGAGATCGTCGAAGTGATCGACGACAAGACAACTCGGCCAGGATACGAGAATTCTACATGGACAGCTGTTGAACATGAGGTTGAAGAACCACAATCACGAGCGGTAGAACAGCAAGAACCGATCGTACAGGAGGATCCTTTTCGTCAGGAGTCTGAAAATACAGAAGAGTCTGTGGCAACTGTAGAACCGCAGCCTGGACCTGAGAAAGAAGAGTATGTTGTCCGTCGGAGAATGCGTCCATACACCTCAATCAACACGGCTCTGAGTGAGTCAAAGATTGATGAGCTGGTTCAGCACTATATGTGGCTAAAAGAAAAGCGCGATTCAGGCGATTCACTAACACAAGACGATCGTTGGGAGATGAGCGCAATTGAGGAAATCCTCCGCAAACACGGTATGGGGATGTATATCGGCTGACTGTTGACGAAAACGTAGTGTGGATGTATAATACAATATATTCACACTACGTATAGGTGCAACATTGAGCAAAGACTACCTCTGGACTGAACGATACAGACCATCGACAACCGACGAGTATGTGTTCCACGACGCTCACCAACGAGCGGCGTTCACCAAATTTGTCAATGAGAAGACAATCCCACACCTGCTGCTGTCTGGCGTGCAAGGTAGCGGCAAAACAACAATCGCGAAAATCCTGACAAGGGCAATGGAGCTTGATGAGACAGACGTTCTCGTCATCAATGCTTCCGATGAACGCGGGATTGATACATTCAGAGACACAATCAAAAACTTCGCTGGGTCGATTTCTTTCGGAGCATTCAAGATTGTTCATCTTGAAGAGGCTGATATGCTGACTCCCCCAGCACAAGCTGCGTTGAAGCGGTTTATGGAAGAAGTGCATGAGACTGTGCGGTTCATCCTGACGTGCAACCACGAAAACAAAATCATTGCGCCGATTAAATCGCGGTGTCAACACTTCCATTTCAAAGCTGGTGATAAGAACGATATTGCTGAATATCTGGTGACGATTTTGGCAGCAGAGCGTGTGAAGTTTGACCTCACGCTGCTTGACAGGTACATTGCGTACGGATATCCTGACATCCGTAAGATTGTTAACTTACTCCAACAGAATTCGATCGATGGTGTTCTGCAACCGCCCGAGATTGAAGGGTCAAATAGCGACTATAAGTTTGCGTTGTTAGACTTGCTGGAGCGAAACAAATGGTCTGAGGCTCGCAAGATGTTGTGCACCTCGGTATCAAACGATGAATGGGAAAATGTTTATCGGTTCCTGTATGAAAACATCAATCGCGTCCCTCGGTTCGCAAACGATCGCGAAAAATGGGAGGAAGCAATCCTAATCATCGCAGAACATCTGTACAAACATTCCGTTTGTGCTGATGGAGAGGTTAATATGGCGGCTTGCATAATCCGTCTTGGACAACTATAAGGAAAACAACATGACAAAAGATGACCGCAACAACATTCCACCAGCTGACGTTTTTGACTTCCCTGTCGCACTTCAGCTGGTTAAGATGGGACAGAAGGTTGCTCGAAAGGGGTGGAATGGTAAGGGAATGTTTATCTTCCTCGTCCCTGGCAGCACGTTTAAAGTCAACCGTCCACCACTGCTTGGGATCTATCCGGAAGGAACGGAGATCACATATCACGCACACATCGATATGAAAACAGCTGACGGCCAGATTGTCCCATGGTTAGCAAGCCAGAGCGATATGCTGGCGGAAGATTATTTCGTGGTTCCATAATTGTCCACTTTTCTGATACAACTCATAAACATCTATAATGTCTAACACAAAGGTGGATACTATGGATATGATTGAGATAGTGCTGAATAATAGCGAACTGCAGTGGTTTAAAAATAAAGGCTATGATATCCCAGTTGAACGTGTTCAACTGTGGGTCAACAAACCAGACGGCACTCGGATAAAGAACGGGATTGACTACAGGATAAAAGCTGGCACCAAACTTTTTGTTAGAGTAGATGATTTACCTCCTAGTTCAAACAGACAGGTTGAATGGACGTGCGAATGTTGTGGCATCGAGCAGAGTACTACATATTACGCTTTCTTGCGCAAGAAATCTCGGTTGTGTCGCGTGTGCTTCAACACAACGCAGCGCAATCTTGATTCCCATGAGTATTGGGTTCAGCAACTGATTGAAAAAAACCCGGAGGCAAAGTGTGCGATTTCAGGTGAGAGTGATAAGCGGTTTTTGGTGTTACATCACCTGACGAGCCGCAGCAAAGGTGGGAAAAACTGTAAAGAAAACTATGTAATATTAACAGCAAATTGGCACCTAGCTTTTCATCGGTGGATGGGCGGCACAAACAAGCCCTGTACACCAGAACACTTTGTTGCATTTACGCAGGAGATTAACAATGAAACTTAATTACAACCATAATATGGAGTTTGTGTAATGGCTCGCAGAAAGAAACCAGATAATGAGTCTGTTGAACAAGCAGAAGTCCGTCACATCCTAGAAACGATTGCGGATAATGCCACTCGCAGTGAGAAGGTGTCGTGGGACCGCAAGATGGACAATATGGTTCGTCTGCTTGCCCGCCTCCGCCCAATCGAAGAGAAAATCCTCGATTTGTTGGCTGAGAAAGGCCCGATCCTTGACGAAGTGCAATCGCTGCGTAAGGAAATGGTCAAAGAATGTGTCCACCCATACACCCACTTGACATTCAATGACCGTGATGGGACAATCGTCTGTAAGTTTTGCGAGCGGAAGTTCGCAATCAGAGAGATGATTGGCAAACACAATGACACAAAAACACAAGATTGACATCTTTGCTGTTCTCAATAAAGCAAGCACGAAAGACGATCAGTGGTTCGATACGCTAACAGAAGATGACCAAAAACAACTGCACCCGCTGCTAATCCAGCGGTGGTTGTCTGGCACTTCGTCTGCACAACAAGTGTTTCTGCTGAACGAGGTTGTCAACCCGTTCGTGTTCAGTTTGTTCAAGCACAAACAACTGTTATGGCAACTTTGCACTGTGGCTACATCCGGCAAGTCGCAGCGATATCAGTGGATGGGACAAAAGTCAGAGGCAGGAAAGAACAAACCCGCCTCTACACAAGTTGTTGCAGATTACTATGGATATAGCCTGAGGCACGCGCGTGATGCTGTCAAATGCTTGACGAAAGAACAAATCGTGGATTTAGCAACAGAACTTGGCGCTCAACCAGAGACAATAGCAAAAATCAAAAAAGAACACGATGCTAATGGCTCAAAGTCAGACAAATAATGCTGGCCGTCCTAGACTGATAACACCAAAGTGGACGTGCAAACACTGCCACAAATCATTCGTCAAAGAGGCATCATTCCTTGCACATCACTGCAAGGAAATGAAGCGATTTGAGGAGTTTCAGTCGCCGATTGGGCAAGCAGCATTGGGATATTACCAGAGGTGGATGCGTGTTATGAAGCGCAATCCGCCAGGATCTAGCGCGTTTCTTGAATCGCGCTACTTCCGCACGTTCATCAACTTTGCACAGTTCGTTGCTAAGGTTGCACTCCCCTTGCCTGAAAAGTTCATCTGGTTGATGAACGAGAAGAAGTATCCACCAACGATGTGGACTACGGATGATGCGTACACGCAGTACCTCGAGTTCCTTGATCGCAAAGCCGATCCAATGGATCAAGTCAATCTGTCAATCAAGACGCTGCTCAACATCGCAGACGCTGCTGAATGTGACATATCGGAGGTGTTTGAGTGTCTAAAACCAATGGAGTTGATGCAGCTGGTTAGGAAACGCCAGCTGTCTCCATGGTTGTTGCTCCATAGTGTGAAATTCAAGCTATACTTCCGTGATCATATGTCTGACGAGCAAAAGATTATCTTAGAAACACTAATCAATCCTGAGTACTGGTCGGATAGATTTGATGATCACGAGGATGCTGTTGAGCAGATAAAGCAATACGTCAATGAAATGGGGGTATAGGTCAGATAAACCAAGTGGCAACGGTCATAAATAATACGAAATACAGCCACGAGGTTTAGGATGGATTATAACATTACGTTTACCGACCCGACGAAACCGTCGTTTGTCGTTAGGCCGTATACTGCTAACGGACCAAGAGAGCCCAGTGCTCCAACGCCGTTGCACGCTGGTGCGGTCAGTGCAAACACATCATTAGTGGTTCTCGGAAAGGGTGCGTTTGACTATGGAGAGCCGATCCAGAGGAACTTCGTTCACTTGTTGGAAAATTTCGCCAACAGAACACGCCCATCATACCCCATTCAAGGGCAGTTGTGGTTCAAAACAGAGTCGGTTGGTGATCCAAACTGGCCAACAGACCCGAGCACATCGGGGTTGTACGTGTTTAACGGTGCGACGTGGACACAAGTTGTTACGACAAATACGCCCACAACAGCAAATATTGATGCAGGAACATACCGTGTAGTTAACGTAGCAAATCCGGTTGCCTCTACCGATGCCCTCAACGTTCAGACAGGCGATGCACGTTATATCCGCGTTACAGGCGGCACAATGACAGGCGTGTTGAGTATGACAACGAATAGGATCACCAACGTTGGTGATCCACTCCAACCGTATGATGTTGTCAACCTCAACACAGGCGACAGTAGATATCTGCGTGTTCAAGGTGGTGTGTTATTCGGCACGCTGGATATGAACAACAGTAAGATTACAAACGTTGCGGATGCAACAAACAATCAAGATGTTCTCACGCTTGGTCGAGCAAGGTCTTTATTTGTGGCGGCAGGTGTCGGCGGGGCCGTCGACGGCGGTCAGTATTGATATAATAGGAAAAACAAATGCCAACACCAAAAACGACATTTTACCTAACCAACGGCACAAAGCTCGTTGATCTATATCCACTCGAAAGCAATGGACCATCTAGCATCGGAACGGCTGGCGGGCCCAACCAGTCAATCCCGAACGAGATTATTGATATTGATTACACGGATGGTGTAATCACAGTATTTGGCGACCTGACGGAGCGTCTGGTAGCTTTGAGTGCTAGGACAGTTGCAGGGAGCGCTGCAAGCAACATTGTTGTTTGTCAATCACAGTCGGAGTTTGACTCACTGATCGCAAACGGTCTTGCTGTTGGGATGGTGATCGATGTTCCTCGGACAGCAGGAGAACTAGCTGCGGTTCCACCTACCCCACCACTTGTCCCTAACAGAACACGCGTTACAGCAATTGATAACAACACTAGGGCGATTGGTTTATCAGCTCCACTAAACACAGCGATCAACAACAGAACGGTTAAGTTCTGTTATCCGTTTAACATCGTTGACCTTGACCCGCTCACACCATCACCATATGTTGGCGACTACGCAGTAAGCCATACTGTGTTTGAAAACAACGCAACGAAAATCTATCTCGCTGCTTCAGCACCGTTAGTTACCGCGTCGTTTGATATCGTTGATGTTATACCAGGCACTAACGGAAGCTGGATCATTCAAGGGATTACAAATGCCTCTGATGTGTTTTACCCTGGTTCAACGTTTACAGTAACTGGTAACGCTTTTGCCCCAGCAAACACGAACTATGTTGTAGGCTCAACTGTAACTTCTCAGTCATATGACGTCGAGTTCGTAGACGCAACACCAAACAACCCAACAACAGTTACGATTAAAGGCAACGTTGGTCAGTTCTTCATAGAAGGACAACAACTGAAGGTTAATCTCAACACAACACACAACACGGGTATTCGCCCTCTGAACGGTGTTCACACGATCCTTAACGTCCAAGCGTACAACATTAACGATGACACTACGGCTATCGTTATTGCAACGCCGATTACAGGTGTTTCTGGCGCTGCTAACGGAAAAATCCAACCAGCAATCCCCACAACAGCGATCACGGTTAACGGTCTAATCGTTAACGGTTCACAGCCAGAAGGTTTGGTCAATGCCGGTGCACCGATCCAGATGTCGTTTGCTGCTCCACCTGCAATCACGCCAACAGCTCCAAGAACATTTGTGATTTCTTGGCGCGTTGCAGGGAACCAAACTGCTGTGTTTGCTGCTGGGCACGAGATTACAATCAAGAACAACAACTACTTTCCGTTCAAGAGACTGATCGTTGACAGTGTTGTATACGATCCACTAGCAGCCTCTGGCAACCCGTCTCTGTCTGGTGTGACAAGCATCAGAACAACAATTGTTGAGCAGACAAACAACACACCGGTGATAGGTACATCTGGGTCTATCATTTATCCATCGCCTGCTGTTCCGTATGGTCACATACAGTATACTGTATTGACACCAGCGACATCTTTGCAGCTGGTCGGTCGCGGTGTTACCCACTACAACAGCTCAACCTCGTGGGGACAAGCTCTACAAAACAACTCAATCTTCCATCTGGAAAACTTTGCTAATAACACACCACCCGCAGCACCTTTAACTGGTCAGTTGTGGTATGACACAGCAACGCCAGGGCTGTTCATTCATCAGAATGGTGAGTGGAAGACTGTTGTTGTGGAAGGCGCTCCTGTGCAGGGCGATCTCAGCCTTAACAACAATGCGATTTTGGGGTTGGAGGATCTAAGAACTTCTGATGGGTTGCCTACATCAACCCCTGTTGATCTATCCCAAGCGTTGAACGTTGGTTCTGCTGACGGCCGTTATGTCAACAACACTGGCGACTACATGACCGGCCAGCTAAGCATGAAAGGCCTTGGACCGTTCGATTCGCTTAACAAGATTATCAACCTAGCTGACACTGTTATTCCAGCCGGCACGACAATCAACACTCTAACTCCGAGTGGTACTGATGCACTGAACGTCAGAACCGCTGACGCACGATATGTCAACGTTGATGGCGACACCATGATTGGTGCGCTGAACATGGGTGCTAACTGGATCAACAACCTTCGCGACCCGTCTGCTGCTCAAGATGCTGCAACAAAATCTTACGTTGATAGCTTGACGTCTGGTATCGTTTGGTTGCAATCGATTGCTGACTCCAATCTGTTCGACGACTCGCTGTCGTCCCCTCCTGCATTGTCTGATAGCAGTCTGCTGTTCTACAGAGCATATTATGTTCGTCCGTTGAAGTTTGATGTGATCGGTGTCAACCACGCGACGCGTACATGGGTTGTGAACGGCGACAGAACATCTTTCATTCTTCCTGGACAGAAGTTCATTGTTAAGAACAACTCGCACGCACCATCGAATGGCACATATACTGTACAGTCGACTTCTTTCACAGGAGGTAACACACAGATTGTTGTTGTTGAAGCAATGTCTGCAGACGTTACGATTTCTGGTTTCATCTACCACGCAGCAGGCGCATGGAACAACCTCGAAGGACGTGTGGTCACATGGGACGGTACCCGTTGGGTTGATGTTCTTAACCGACCGGTGCAAACGGGCGATCGTTTCGGTGTGTTCTTTGAAGTGGATAATGACGAGGTCGGCGTGCCGGTTCCTGGCGGCAGCTTTGCTGTTGGTTCTGCGCTCGGAACAGCAACGAAATCTGCGGCTGGTAAGATTGTCACCGTCAATAGCGTAAACAGCAACTACATTGTTGACTGGGGTACTGGAGCCGGAGCGGCGTTCCCGCCGCAAACTCCTGTTGAACCTGATGCGGTTTCTGTTCTTGGTGCAAACTCACCTCACTACGGCCACTCATACACTTTCCGTGGAACATGGGGTGCAGGGAATTACAGTGCCGAATACCGCTGGATTGAATTTGCTGGCCCGTCGATGATCATTGATGGTGCAGGGCTTCGTTACACAGGCAACGTTCTAAACGTTGGTCAAGGTATTGGTATTTCTGTTGCAGCAAACACTGTTGGTCTCAACCTGACGTATATGAACGCAAACTATATGCGTCGGGACGGTTCTACATCATTTACGAACCACATCTCAATGGGCAACTTCCGTTTGATCAACGTTGCTAACCCAACAGCAGGAATGGATGCTGTGAACCGCCAGTTTCTTGAACAAAATTTTGTTAGCTCTGCTGGCTTGTCGTCAATGACTGGTAACCTGAACATGGGGTCGTTCAGCATCACAAACTTAGCGACGCCTACTGCCAACACGGATGCTGCCAACAAGGCATACGTGGACACAAAGGTTGCTAAGTCTGGTGACACAATGACGGGTGCCTTGGTGATGTCGAACGCGTCTGGCCTGGCACAAATTGACATGGGTAGCACAAACAAGATTATCAATCTTGCCGATCCAACAAACAACCGCGACGCTGTCAACCTCCAGACAGCAGACGGCCGTTATGTTCGCAAGATTGGTGATACGATGACAGGCCCTCTTGTTCTTCCTGCTGATCCAACACAGAATATGCAGGCTGCAAACAAGCGATACGTTGACACAGTGGCGGCAAACACAATCACTACTGTTCAGTCAGCAACGATTGATGGTGGTGGATTCTAACCTTTTCAACGCCATCTGTTTGAGCATAAATACCTGACTAAAACGGTCAGGTATTTTTTTTATCAGGAGAACACGATGGCTTACAGCGACAAGGTGATCGACCACTACGAAAATCCACGAAATGTTGGTAGCTTTGACAAAAACGATCCAACTGTCGGCACAGGTATGGTTGGTGCCCCTGCATGTTTTGCTGGTTCAACAATTGTCTCTGTTCCGAGCAGGACTGGAACAGCAACTCTAAAAGAGTTATATGACCAGAACAAACCGATATTCGTTTGGTCATATAACCGCGCAAGCCAAGAATTTGAAATTAAAAAAGCAATATGTGTTAAGACGGGCCACAAGCAAACAATTAAGTTGACATTTGACGATGGGGGCGAGGTGTTTGCTACTCCGGATCATTTATTTCTGGATATCCACAGCCAGTACACAAAATGTGAACTGTTATTGAATAGTTCCCTTAAAT